GTATCCATCCCTGGTCTGAAGTACACTAACCCGCAGGGCGTCACCACTATCATAAATCCGATGAATTATAATAGCGGCAGTGGAATATCAAGCTCCTCGTCCTCCTCCGGCGGGTCTTCCGGATATGTTCTGCCTGCGTTCTTAAGAGCACGAGGCGGCCTGATCGAATCCCCCGAGGTCGCTCTAATAGGTGAGAAGGGCCGCGAGATGGTTCTGCCGAACGACATAACCGAAACTATCCTCACCCTGACGAACATGGGACTAGGGAAAGCCGGAAACGGGTCAGCAAGTGGAGACATCACGGTGAACATCAACCTCGATGGCAGGCAGATCACCCAGGCGGTCATGAGTCGAGCAACCGGGATGATGAAACAAGCAGGGTTCGGGATCAGATGACCACCTGGGACGAAGTATCCGGCCTGACATGGGATGAGCTATGTGCGCTCTACACCTGGGACGACCTGGCCGGGAAGAATATCTATGCTGTCATAGCCGGGGCGAACGTCGGTAATATCCGGCGTGATAGCCTCTCCATCCAGCACCGAATCGAGGAGCGGTCGGTAGCCAGCTTCCAGATAGTGGATGAAGGAGACGGCTATTATTTTGAGTACGGCCAGGAAGTCCTAATATACGATTTTGATGGCCTCCTCCTCTTCGGCGGTCTGATCAACGAAGCTAAAAAGATGGCCATCAAGCCTGATTGGTCCGTCGTCGTCCATGATATCTCTTGCACGGACTACCAGGCCCTGGCGGATCGCAGGGTATTCCTGGGAGCTTATGAGGAGGCGACAGGAGCAGAAATAGTCTATGACATTCTGGAAGTCCTGGCTGAAGACGGGGTTAGAGACGGGAATATCCAGCTCGGGGAAGACCTGGAGAATTTGTCATTCAATAGGGTGATGTGCTCTGAGGCCCTCGACAAGGTGGCCGAACTATGCGGCTTCACCTGGTTCATAGACGAGTTCAAGCAGCTCTATTTTATCGCTCGAGGAACCTATCCTGCTGGCTGGCAGATTTCCGACGGCTCCAAGATCAGGCGGGGCCAGCTCGATATCATCAACGGCAACCCGGAATACAGGAACGTCCAGTACGTCCAGGGCGGTCAGGCCCTCACCAGCGTGCAGACAGAGAACTTTGTGGGTGATGGGACGGTCCGAAGCTTCACGCTTCGATATCCTCCGGCAAAGCAGCCTGTCATAACCCTGAACACCGTCGCCCAGACCATAGGGATCAAGGGCGTGAACACCTCGGGTTTCGATTGGTATTGGTCGAAGGGGGACCTCGTGATCGCCCAGGATAGCGACGGCACCATCCTGCAGTCCACGGATGTCCTATCCATCCAGTACATAGGCACCTACCGGCTTATCGCAAAGGCATCCCAGTATGCCGAAATCACCAGGCAGAAGATCGCCCAAGGCTTCGGCTCCGGTAAGATCGAGAACGTCACCAAGGATGCTGCCGTGCAGAGCCAGGATTCTGCTATTGCCATGGCTCGGGCGAAGCTCCTCCACTATGCGACCATAGGTACAAAAATACGATATGAGACGTTCTATGCTGGTCTGGCAGCAGGCGTTATTCAGGACGTAAACTACGTTGCCGCCGGCCTGGTCGATAAGGAGATGCTCATAACATCGATTGATATAGGTTCGGAGAAAGGAAAGATCGTCTACCGGATCGAGGCTTGCACGGGACCGGTCGAGGATTCTTGGGAAAAGATTTTCTGCCGCCTGGCGGATGAGACAAAGAGACAATCGGCAGATAGCCTTGGAGAGGCCGATGTCATCCAGGGGCTAGAGGAGTTCTCAAAGATTTGGTATTCTACGGATCATCCCAACCCGTTCCTCTCAGTGGACAGCTCGGGTACTCCGGCGGACATAGACTTCCCCTGCCTGGCGGATGCGGACAAGCTCTCCTATTGTGTTCTCTATACCGGCGGAGTCGAGTTCTTCCGGAAACCTATCACTTCCCAGACGATCGGAGCCGCACAGATAGATACTATCTGCCTGGTCCTGGCGGAAGAGGCCAACAACGTCCCCATATCTCATGTCGGGCTATGGGGTGGTGACGCTTGTAGCTCAACGGCAGGGACAGGGATCGAGATGGAGAAACATGAGTTCGTCACGACCAAGAACAGTCTTGAGAGCTTGCAGTTCAATTTCACAGATACTTACGAGGCCTGAAAGATGACAATCCCTTGCATACGAAACCCTGGTATCCTCAAGCCGGAAGGCTCCGAGCACGTGAGTGTAGCTCTGATAAACAGCAACTATGAGGTCATAGACAGCCTCATAGCGAAAAACAAGCTCAACGGCGTGGTAGATCCTGCAGTAACCAACGATCTAGCGGACGGCTATTCCATAGGCTCGATCTGGATCAACACGGTGGATCATACCATATTCATTGCGGAGGATGTCACCACGGGGGCGGCGGTCTGGCGGCAGATCTGGCCCGCCCTAGATAGTCCTACATTACGAGGTGGAACTGGAAGCGGTGATGATATAGAGATAACACCAACATCACATGCCACAAAAGGTGTTATCAAACTTACAGGAAGCAATACGAATATTGACCCTTCACTAACATTCGATGCCGATTGCGCTACATGGATAGAGACTGCTGGCCTCCAATTAGCTATGGGATGCGCCACTAATGTGCCTTATGCCTTCTGGATGCAAGTAAGGCAAGCTATTAGCGGGATTTGGCCATTAGTAATTAATCCACTGGGTGGCAGAGTTGGAATTGGGTTATCTGATCCACAAGCACAGTTGAATGTAAGTGCAGACTGTTTAGTATCGAATGCGGACTATCCAGCATATTTATTACTTTCACAACTAACTGGTGCGAAAAAGTGGGGATTTTTATCATCTGCGGGTGATCTGTTGGTACGTAATGTGACTGATGATGTAAATGTCATTCACATATACAATTCCGGCGGAATGTCACTCGGTAGCTCTGTCGTCGACCCAGGCGCTAACAATCTTTATGTCACCGGGGATGTGAATTGCGCATCGGTGACGGACCACACTCCTGCTTATGAGGGAGATGCAGTGGCTGAGATCAAGGCAATCAAGAGCACAAAAAACGGAATGATCGACCATGCCAGCCTTCCACGGTTCTGCCAGCGAAAATATACCGACAATGAAGGGGAAAAGGTAGGCCGCGATCTTGGGGCAACAATATCGGTATTGGTCGATGCCGTGAAGCAACTGAATGCCCGGTTAGAGAAGCTGGAGGCAGGCGGCTAATGGCTTACGTCCCCACCACTTGGGCCGAAACGGGCATGAGCACGGTGGACAAGGTCAATGGGCTTAACAACCTGGAGACCATCTACACGTCCGCTATTTCGGCAATTGACGCAATCGGCCACAGTGAACGGTATTATACCAAGGCCGAAGCCGATGCAAAATATTTCACTGCCGCAACCGATGGCTCCGGATCGGGGATGATTGCCGCCAAACTAGACGGATGGACCGCGCTCCAGATCATCAACTCGGGCACGCCCGCAGGATGCATAGGGATGTGGCATTCTACCATTGAGTCCATCCCGGCGGGATGGTACCTCTGCGATGGCCTGAATTCGACTCCAGACATGAGGGACCGCTTCCCAGTAGGCGCGGGCGGGAACTACGACCTGGGAGATATAGGCGGCTCAAACAGCGTGACTGCAAGCGCTGCCTCAGTGACCATAGGCGGGCATGCCCTCACGGCGACAGAAATCCCCAAGCACACGCACGGGACTATCCCCGACTGGTGGAGCACCGGGACGGTATCAGGACATGCAACTTTGCAAACGATACCGGGCGTGAACGGCGTGACAATTTTCGACCGAAAAAACACGGCCAATGCCGGCAGCGGCGAATCGCATACTCATACGGGGAGCTTTGCAGGGACTACGGACAAGGACAAGCGGCCTCCGTTCCATGCGTTGGCCTTCATAATGAAGGGGGCGGTCTGAATGGCCTATACAAAATATCAAGATTCCTGGGGCGACACTGATCTCAGATCAGCGAAAGCTATGAACCATATAGAGAGCCAATGGACGTCGATAAATGCTCTAATCGTGGTGCACAACCACGACGACCGCTATCACACAAAGACACTGGCCGATAGTACCTTCTTCTCGACTTCATTCTATACAGGGTGCGATGCCGATCTTCTAGATGGAAACCACCTGAGTGTCATAGTCCAAGAGATCATGCCCATAGGGGCTATCATGGCCTGGTATCAAGGCACCATTCCCATCGGCTGGTATGTCTGCGATGGAGCCGCCCACAATGGATACACTACCCCCAATCTGGTTGAGCGCTTTGTAATTGGTGCCGGTGGAGCCTATAATCCTGGTGACACGGGGGGGCCAGGGAGCTGGAATGGAACGATCACCCCGACAGCTTCAGTAACTATAGGGGATCACGTCCTGACCACCGACGAGCTGCCAGTTCATGCTCACTCATATACGGAAACCAGGAACAGCAAATCCATAGCCCGGACCAGTGGGGGATATGTCGCGGGTACTGATTTTTATGCTGATACCACCGACATCGAGGAACAGGCCACCGGTGGGGGAAGCCACAACCACACATCGGGATCTAGCATAACCCTGAACACCATCGATCCCAGGCCGTCCTATTATGCGGTATATTTCATCATGAAATGCGAGTGAGGAGATCGAAATGTCCTATACTCCTAATCCTACCTGGCAGAGCACCACCACCCTGGCCTCTGCGAAGTTCGATAACCTGGAAACTCAGTACGATGAGGCCTATTCATATCTGACCAGCCATAATCACGATAGCTCGTACTACACGATCGCTACCATGATCACCACGTTCTGGAATGCAGGAAACGATGGGTCGGGCTCCGGACTAGATGCAGATCTGCTCTATTACAGTGGGGGGAATCTCCATTACTCCGACTTCGCGGGCCTGGGAGTCGAGCCTGGCCTGATTATCTGGTGGTACGGGGCCATCGCCAACATCCCGGCGGGATGGACGTTGTGTGATGGAACGAGCGGCACACCGGACATGAGGGGGAGGTTCTCTTATGGTGCTGGGGGTACCGCAAACCCTGGTGCCACTGGAGGATCAGCAACCTTCACAGTCACAGGAACTCTCACAATAGGAGCCCATTCGGTGACCATCGCTGAGATGGCCAGCCATAACCATCCATTCGATGACAATTACCAATCGAATCCATACGGGGAGCTTCTGCAAGGCTCGCAAGACTGTCGGGGGCCATATCCCCAGGCCGGGACCACACCCAATGCCGGGTCTGGTGCCGGGCATGGCCATAGTGCGGCAGAAGGAACGGCAGTAACGGGCAATGCCGTGGCCAGCCTACCGCACTACTATGCACTGGCCTACATCATGAAGACCTGAAAAAAGAACTACTTGCTCCTCTCTTGGAGGAGCTGGAGAAGTTGGATTCGGCGATTGATGCTATCCAGCTTCATGCCCGCTATTTTGTACTCGTGCTGGGCCTGCCTAGAGGCTTTCTCGGCCTGGTGGAGGGCGGTGAGCTGGTCTCGGGTGGCTCGCTGAGCTTTCTGCTGCTGCCTGCCGGGGTCGGTGATCCCGTCTGCCACGGCCTCGTTTATGGCTGCCAGGAAAGCGTTCTCCCTGGCAATAGCCGTCTCGATTCTTTTCTCCTCCGCCTCATACAGCGTGGTCTCTGCCGCCATCAGGTCATCATATGCGGCCTGCAGAGTCTCTATATCCATGGTGCGGCCTCCACGGACTCGTTGCTCATCCGGTCGATCTGGGGACCTGTCAGGTCGTTGAGAGAGAAGGCAGTCAGGTTCACGGTCTCGGACTTCTTCCGGGGGCCGGATGCCATCCAAGGATCTCCTTTCGTCTTGCTGAGGTTATCTTGTGTCAGCACTGGAGGAAGCTGGTAGGTCATTGTATCCACCGGGCCGATATAGGCGGCTCCCTGGTTCCCATAGAATGGATCGGTGGTCTTCAGGCTCGGGTCTGGAGCTAAGAACGGCACTCCCCATGAGGTCTCGCGGACGTCGTATGCGGCTACCATGCCGACCGATAGCAGCAAGACGCACAAGATTGCTATCATTTTTCCCATGATAACTAATACCGCTTTATAAGTATATATAACTTCCGCCCTCGATGTACATATCAAGGTAAGTTAGATAATTATAAATAGCTGAACCTCCGACATAGATGCATGGACCCAGAAGTGGAGAGGATGATCCTTACCGAAATAGAGCGCCAATCGCGAGAAATCGAGAGCCTAACGGCCAAAGTCGACCGGCTGAAATCCCAGGCAGATCAAGACTTTGCCAAAGCGCTTGCCCCATCTTTCGCGGAGGCAATGGAGAATGTGCGGATAACCGCCAATAGAATCAATGACATATTGACAAAAAAGGACGAATACAGCTGCACTATTCGGCATGATAAGCGTTTTCCGGGCTCTCCCGTATTGTATTCGGCGATTATCACGGAAGAGGAGTATGATGAACTATATAATAAGTTCATTGCTGAGGGGAGTATCAAAGAATGAGACGATTATCGGCCGTGATCAGCGATGAGGCAAAAGAGATCCTGATCGAATATCAGAAAAAAAAGGGCATACGCACCCAAGATGAGGCGATCGATCAGATGATAAAGGAGTTCAAAAAACTTAGGAGTGGTATTTGATTGAAATCTGATATGGCGGCATACCTCGGTGCATACCTCGAACGGCATCCAGGCAGAACAATCACACCGATATTTAGCGCAATTGATAAGGGAATGCCGCGCTACGAAGTACGTATGGAAGACGGCAGAACGGTGGTAGTCTATCCGGGCGAAATGTTCCCCGAATAGACGTCAAACACCTGGATGCCCCTGTGCTTCCCGGACGGACAGCCATCTGGCCAGGAGGCGGGCCGCGAGGCTTCGGGGCGAGGGATTTTTGGGGGGGCATCAGGGGGCGACCTCCCAGGCAGCGTCGTTGGCATCGCATTCCATGATGCTATAATTTCCCATCGCGGCGGGTCGATATGGGCACGGAGTGCCGCCCATCTTGCGGCATCGTTTGCCACCCTTCAGGGAAGGGCAACAATCTTCAGTGAATTGGTCGTCCGTCCAGTCCCAGAAGGAAATGGACGATACTTCCTTCTCGAATTGGGTATCATACCACTCGTTTGGTCGGGGCGCGTGGACCAGGGTTCGCCCCGACACATCTACTGGCACATATGCCTGAGAGTGCATCCCGTTGGTGGAATGCCTCCAGGACTTGTTGGAGCCTCTTCGCCAGACACTCCACGCGTTGCCGCGATCCCATCGCGCGGCTATCTCCACAGTTTCCATTTTTGCAGCGCGGATGGCCGCTTTTCGGAATGCCCGTTCAGACATAAGCTGCCTAGTCCATCCAGGCATCTCTGAGAATCTGACCATCTCAGGCCACCTCCTCGACCATTGCCGCCCCCTGGCCTCGTATCTGGTCTATAAAGGACTCCAGAAGATCCCTATAGGTAGGCCTCTCTGGAATATCGCTCATACCAAGAGCCAGCTCGTAGCTATTCTCAGGCTGGTTTTCCACCCACGCGCCACGAGAGACGTAGACTTTCGTTATTATCTGCCCTGTCTCGCGATCGATCAGGTAATGATAATCCCTCGATTCATGTGCCTGCGCGTGCATGACATACATGCTTCGATGGCTGGGGACGCGCAGCCCGTTGACGAACTCAGATGAGATCTCTTTAATACGTCTGGCGGATTTCCTTATCTGCTCTATCGAGTATTCAGAGAATCCAAATTCGCTCTTTAATTGTTCATCGTCCATCGAATTCAGCTTGAGATTTTGTCTCTCATCTCTGGTCAACCATTCGCTCTTCAGCATCACATTTCACTCCAATACCTAATACGCATTACGAGTATATATAGCTTACGATGCGTAATGTGTCTCTTCTAATATCGTCTACTGTGGGTAGCGTAAGCTATATATACTTACGCGACGTAATTGGGTATCATGACAGGAAGATCAGAGTTTGATGCAATTGTGAACGCGAATTTCTCGGTGTCTATACCAGCCGCGACACGCGACAAGCTGGGCATC